GCCAATGCCGAGATATTATTACATAGCTCCTACTTACTCAATGGCAAAAAGAACTGCTTGGGATTACATTAAAGAATATACATCAGTTATAACTGGTACACAGTATCACGAAACAGAACTTAGATGTGATTTACCAAATGGTGCAAGAATACAGTTACTAGGATGTGAGAGACCTAACAGCCTAAGAGGACTTGCAATAGATATGTGTTGCATGGATGAGGTTGCTCAATTTCCTCCTCGAATGTGGACTGAAGTAATTAGACCTGCATTAGCAGATAGATATGAATTAGGTAAAAAATATAATTTTATGTCTGGGAGAATGATTGCTATTGGCACTCCTTCTGGAAGAAATGCCTTTTGGGATTTATATGATTTTGCAAACCATAATGACGATTGGTTAGCCGAAACATTTAAAGCAAGTGAGACAGGTATTATCTCCGAGTTAGAATTAAATGAAGCAAAGCAACTTATGCCAGAAGAGGTGTATGAAGCAGAGTTTGAATGTTCTTTTGATGCAGCAGCTATTGGATCAATCTATGCTAAAGGTATTGCAAAAGCAGAAGAAGAAAATCGCATAACAAAAGTTCCTTATGAGACTGGTATCAAAGTAGATACTTACTGGGATCTTGGTATGGCAGATAAAACTGCTATTTGGTTTGTGCAACAAAAAGGAAGTGCATTCCATATTATAGATTACTACGAGGATAGTGGCGAGAGTTTAGAATTTTATGCAACTGTTCTTGATGAGAAAAAGTACATATACAATACACATTACTTACCTCACGATGCAAATGTAAGAGAACTTGGTACAGGTGTAAGTCGTGTAGAGACAGCACAGAGTTTGGGCATGAGAACATCTATTGTTCCTAAGTTGCCTATTGAAGATGGTATTAACGCAGTCCGAATGCTTTTGTCTCGCTGTTGGTTTGACCACGAAAAAACAAAATATGGTTTAGATTGTTTACGACAATACAGATGGGCAAGATCTGATAGAGGCGAATTAAAAAATAAACCAGAACATAATTATACAAGTCATGCTTCTGATGCTTTTAGATACTTTGCAGTAGGCAATAATCAATCAAGCGAATGGACAACAAAATTACAATATAACAACGCAGGAATTATTTAACGAATGGCAAAATTATCAAAATCAAAATTACTCGCATTAATCTCACAAGAGATCTCAAGCTCTCTTGGATTTTATGATAGTGATTTATCAACACAACGCAAAGAAGCACTTAAATATTATTTAGGAGAGCCTCTTGGCAATGAAGAAGAGGGCAGATCAAGTGTTGTATCACAAGATATATTAGAGGTTGTTGAGTCTATGCTGCCAAGTTTGATGCGTATGTTTACACAATCAGATAAAATGGTAAACTTTGATCCTCAACAGCCAGAAGATGTAAAATATGCAGAACAAATTTCTGATTATTGCAATTTTATATTTAATCGTGATAACGATGGTTTTAGTATTTTGCACTCTATGTTTAAGACTGCACTACTTCAGAAGAATGGTTTTTGTAAAATTTATTGGAAAACATCCAAAGAACAGAAAAAAGAATCCTATAAACATTTAGACGAAACACAATACCAAGCATTATTAATTGATGATGAGGTTGAAATAACAAAAACTGAAGTTATTGAAGAAGAAGATTTACAATTATTTTATGATGTAGAGCTACGCAGAACAAAAGAATATGGAAGATGCCAAATAGATCCTGTACCACCAGAAGAAATATTGGTGTCTCCAAGAGCAAAAAATTTAAAAGACTGTAATTTCATTGCACACCGAGTAACAAAAACTGTGTCAGAACTTATAGACATGGGTTTTAACAGAAAAGATGTTGAAAGTTTACCTAGTGGAGAAGATGATGTCTTTAATACAGAAGCTGTAGTTAGACGAAGCTATGATGATCCATCTATGGATGTTGAAATTTCTAATATTGATCCCTCACAGCGAGTAGTACAAATAACTGAGTGCTATATGAAGGTTGATATGGATGGCGATGGCATTGGAGAGCTTAGAAAAATAATTGTTGGTGGTAGTGGCTATAATAATTACCTAATTTTAGAAAATGAAGTCATCAACAAGATGCCTTTTGCTATGTGTGTGGCAATACCAATGCCTTTTCGGTTTTTTGGTTTATCCATGTACGATTTATTAGCAGATGTGCAAATGATGAGTACAACTATCATGCGAAATACCCTTGATAATATGTATTTCCAAAATAATGCAAGAACAATAGTTGTAGATGGTCAAGCAAACCTAGATGATTTACTCACAAGCAGAGCAGGTGGTATTGTACGAGTTAAATCGCCTAATGCTGTTACACCTTTGCAGACTCCAAACTTCTTAAATGATGGTTTGGCTATGCTGCAAAAGATTGACCAGTTAAAAGAAAAAAGATCTGGAGTACCTAATCAATTAATGGGTTTAAATCCAGACACAATTAATAAATCACATACAACTGCACAATCAGTTAATCAAATGATGAATAGTTCTACACAACGAATAGAATTAATTGCAAGATCATTTGCTGATGGAGTAAAAGATATATTTGAAAATGTATTAGCTGTAATATGTGAATACCAAGATCAAGAAAGAGTTGTAAAGTTGCGAGGCGAATTTGTATCAATGAATCCTCGTGAATGGACAGACAAATATGATTGCACAACACAAGTTGGTTTAGGTACTGGAAACCAAGATCAACGACTACAAGTGTTACAACAAGTATTAAATGTTCAAGAGAAGATGATACAACAAGGTGGAATGGGAATGGTAACTCCACAGACTATCTACAACACATTAGAAAATTATTTACAAAATAGTGGTTATAAGGATGCAACGCAATTTTTTAACAATCCTGCAATGCAACCTCCACCACAACCTAAAGAACAAAAATCAGATCCAACCATGCAATTAGCAGCACAAGATATAGAAATTAGAAAACAAAAGGCTATGGCAGAAATGGATTTTAAAAATAGAAAATTAGAAGCTGATAATCAAATGAAAATGCAAAAATTAAATTTAGATGAACAAAAACTCGCAACGCAAGTTGTTAAAGAGCAAAATGTTTCAGAATTAGAAAAAGAGAAATTAGCTTCTAAAATTCTACAACAAGGATTAAACTAATGGCATTCACACCTTTTATGCAAGGCTCAAAAGCACAATCAATTATTGATGGTTATTTAAACGATGGTGGTTATAGTCAAGCACAACCAAAGATAGATTTAAATAGTGCAGGAAATTTTCGTAATCCTATTTTTGATTTACGAACTGAACAAGAGAACGCAGGAACATTAACACCAGAAGATTTATACCCAAATTCTCAAATAGATTTTTCAGCACCAGACACACCAGTTGATCCTTGCCCAGAAGGATTTATGTTAGTTGATGGTATATGCCAACCAGTAGAAACTTTTGGTCAATCTATGTATGATGAACAACGAGATGATGATCCAGATGATCCTCCTAGAGAATATTACTCTATTGATGATATGAAAAAAATGGATGATTATGAATTTTTAAATTATCTTACTGGTGCAGGTGCTTACATGACAGGCAAAGATGGTCAATATACTTTAAATGATCCTGCAAATTTTGGATTATTTACAATGGGAATAGATAAATTATTTGGAAATAACAGACAATTAAGAAACGATTTCATGCGAGAAAAATTAAATGAACTTGGATATAGCTTCACAAACAATAAAGATGAAGAGCCAGTATATAATTTACAAAGTCCTATGCAAATAATTGATAACTCACAAGCAGCTAATAAATTAATGACAGGAGATCAAAAATTTGATGCAAGTGAAATTAATTATCAAATAGATGCTAAGAATGAAAGAGATAGAACTAACGATCAACAAAACTACGCAAGAGCAATGACAGAGCAACAAGTTATAGAAGATGCAGTAAAATCTGGAGCAACAAGTGTTAATCCATTTGAAAGATTTGGTCTAAATCAATCAACACCATCAAATTACACATCTAATAGCAGAAAATCAGATGGAAATTATAGAAGAAACCCAAATATAAATAATAGATAATGGATAAAGAAAAAGAAATACAAAGAGGACAACAGGCAAAACGCATATTAGAAGATCCAATATTTGTGGAAGCCTTACAAAAAGTTTCGCAAGAGTTAGACCAAGAATGGATTAACTCTCCGATAAGAGACACAGAAGGAAGAGAGAAAATCTACATGATGAGAAAAATGTTAGGTGTCCTTCATGTGCAACTGCAATCTGTAATGGAGACTGGCAAATTAGCCACCAAACAGATTAATCAATAAAAGGAGTTACAATGGCAGATACACCTCAAGAGGAGTCTGTTGTTTCGCAACCAACTTATAAAACTGAAGAAACAACACAAGCATTCGCTACCCTATTACAAAACGAAGAGACTGCAAGGAACGAAGAGCTTGAAGCAACTAAATCAGAGAAAGAAGGAGAAGTCGATCTTGCAAAAGACAACGATGATCCCTTAATGGAAGATGTAGATGTTAATGAAGAAATAGTAGATAACGATGAAGCCTCTACTGAAAGCGAAGAGACACTTTATGATGTTACTGTAAATGGTAATAATCAAAAAGTTAATCTCAATGAGCTGATGAAAGGTTACTCTAGGGAATCAGACTATACCAAAAAAACAATGGATTTAAGTAATCAACGAAAAGAAGTTGAGTCCTTACAGGATAACTTAAAGAAAGAGTTTGAAGCAGTCAAAAGTTCTCGAGATCAATATGCTCAACAATTAGATGTCTTATCTAAAAATTTGAAGCAAGAAGAAAACATTGATTGGGAAAATCTTTATCAAGACAATCCTGCTGAGTATGTTCGCAAAAAAGCAGAGTCCGATAAAAGAAAAGAAACATTGCAACTTGCACAGCAAGAGCAACAACGCATTCAACAAGAAAAACGATCAGAACAAGAAAAAGTCTATCAAGACTATATTTTGAATGAGAGAAAAATCTTGGCTGAAAAACTCCCAGTCTATGCAGACAAAAACAAAGGTGCTGAATTTACTAAAAGACTTTCTAATTTTGCAAAAGAGTCTGGTTATAGCGATCAAGAAATTGACATGATGGTAGACCATCGTGCAGTTTTATTGTTAGCTGATGCTTACAGATATAACCAACTGAAAAAAACAAAATTGTCTGGCAATAAAGTAAACAAAGCTCCTAGAGTTGTTACTTCTAATGCTTCTAATATTAGAGAAGATTCTGATAAGAAACAGAATGTTGATAAGAGAATGACACGCTTAAAAAAATCTGGACATATCAAAGACGCACAGAGTGTGCTGAAGGAGATGTACTTTAACGAATAGGAGATTACTATGGCTGTACCTAATAATACAGTACAAACCTATACTCGTGTTGGTATAAAAGAAGATTTAGCAGATGTTATTTACAACATAGCACCTACTGAAACACCTTTTATGTCTAACGCAGGTACAGGATCAGCTTCACAAACTAACCATGAGTGGCAAACTGATGGATTGGCAAGTGCAGCAGCGAATAAACAAATCGAAGGCGATGATGCGGCTAACTTAGCAACTGTCGCAACAACAAGACTCGGAAATTTCGAGCAAATAAGCACTAAAGTTATTGGTGTATCTGGCACAGACCAAGCAGTTACTAATGCAGGTCGTGGCGATGAACTTGCTTACCAAATGGCTAAAGCAGGTAAAGAGCTAAAAAGAGATATGGAGTTCACACTCGTAGGTCAAGATAGCTTTAAAACAGCAGGTGCTGCAGGAACAGCAAGAGAGCTTGGAACTTTATCAACTTGGTATGGTGGCAATATTGCAGGAACTGCAACAGCAGCAGATAACTATTCAGCAGCAGCCAACACTACATATGCTAACGCAGCAGGTGCAGTTGGTGCAGGTTTAAATGGCGATGGTCTTGTTAAAAAAAATGCTAATGGAACTTTAAGAGCTTTCACAGAAGATTTACTAAAAGCAGGTTTGAAAAAAACTTTTGAACTTGGTGGAAGTCCAGATGTCGTAATGATGACTGCTTCACATAAGCAAACTGCTTCTGGTTTCAATGGTATCGCTACAAACACAAACAACATTGCTGATAAAAGAGTTATCGGTGCTGTAGATGTGTATGTCAGTGATTTTGGGGAAGTCACATTTGTCCCCAATAGGCATCAGCAAGAAAACAGAGTTGATATTTTGGAAATGGATAAGTGGGAACTATCTTACCTTAGACCATTCCAAACTAAAGAACTTGCTAAAACAGGTGATTCAGAAAAAAGAATGATTTTGACTGAGTACACTTTAACAGCAAGATCTCCAAATGCCAACTTTGGTATTTTTGCTTTAACAGCATAAATTAATTTTTACATATTAAAGAGGGAGGAGTCAGTTCTCCCTTTTTTTATTGAAGAGCAATATGC